TCAAATGTTTTTATTGTAAAAAAGAGGTAAAACTGTTATACGAGAACATACGAGAACCATTACAATGGTCATTGGAAAGAATAGATAACGATTATGGTCATAATGAAGATAATGTGGAAATAAGTTGTTTAAATTGTAATTTGCATCGTAAAACAATGCATCATGAGAGATATAAATTTACGAAAGAGATGATATTAATAAAAAAGGACTGCGTGTAAAAATATATAAAAAAGTAATGAAACATACTATATGAGTAGTTTTTCATTTCATAACCAAATATATGAAAAATTGGATGATTTTATAGAAAAAAATAATATTCCCCATATAATTTTTCATGGGAATTCAGGAACAGGGAAGAGAACAATAGTAAATAATTTTATAACTCGTATTTACAAGTATGATAAACAGAAAATTAAATCTAATGTGTTATTTGTAAATTGTGCTCATGGTAAGGGAATAAAATTTATAAGAGAAGAGCTAAAATTTTTTGCAAAAACAAATATTCAAACAAATAATGGTATATTTTTTAAATCAATAGTGCTGTCTAATGCAGGATATTTAACAATGGATGCTCAATCAGCTTTAAGGCGTTGTATAGAGCAATTCAGTTATAATACTCGTTTTTTTATAATAATAGAAGATAAGAATAAATTATTGAATCCAATTTTATCGCGATTTTGTGAAATTTATATACCGGAGTATGTGAATGAAAAGAATGAAGTATTAAACTTACATAAGCATTTTATAGAAGATAAACATAATTTAGAAAAGGAGGTAAATTATTCAGAATTAATAGGTGAAAAGTTAAATAATATAGACAAAACACATGCAAATTTTATAGAATTAGTTGAGGATTTTTATAATGGCGGTATTTCATGTTTAGATTTAGTAAAGTTTATTAAGGAAACTAATGAAATAGATGAAATGGATAAAATAAGAACATGTATATGTTTTGATACAATAAATTCGGAGTTTAGAAATGAAAAAATATTAATGTTTTTTATTTTAGATTACTTATATATTCGTTCAAATAAGGATTTAAAATGTATTTCGGTATTATAATATTTTATGGACGATTTTGTGATATCGAACTTAAATGAATCCAGAAATGAGTGGTGTAGTCGTTTAGTAAGTATTTTTACACCATTAGTAAATGAAGGAATCCGTTCTATTTTTAAAGAATCATGGGATGTGTGTGTGGAGAACGATGAAGCAAATAAGTATTTGATGACATTTCAAAATTTTTTATCTCGTATTCCAAAGTGGAATAATGATATAATTGCAAACGAGAGAGATAGAATAATTGATAGAAGTAAATGTAATTATTTGGAGGATTTGATAACATGTGTGCATATTATTCAATTAAAGATTTTGACATGTATTCGTGTAGGAAATAAGCAAAAGCAAATAGACATTTCAATTCCAAAAATAGATGATTTTGTTCATAAGGTATATATTCATACAGCAAGAAAGTTGTATTCAAATGTATATTTATTTGAAAAGAATATTTCGCCATTGCAACAACAAAAGAATAATCGTGAGATGGAAGTAATTATTCAAGAATGCATATTGACAGCAATTCGTGATTCAATTCCAACCGAGGAAATAATTCGCGCTTATATGGATGAAAGTGTAGAGCAAGAAGAGGAAGTAATCATTGAGGACATTGAAGAGAAGGAGGAAGAGAAGCCAGTAGTAGAGGAAGAAAAAGAAGAAGTAAAGAATGAAAATAAGGAAGAGACAGTTCCAGAAGTAGTTCCAACAATTCAAGATAAGGATGATAAAGAAGTAGTAACAAGATTGACATTTAATGACATAGATAGTATATTAGATGAAAACGATGTTAGGAAGGAGGAACCCCGTAGTATGGATGATTTAAATAATATTTCAATAACAAAGGCAATGGAAAGTTATTCAGATGATGAAGATGATGAAAAGATTCAAATAATGGATGAGCCAATAAGTTTAACAGATTTTGAGGAATTAGAAGATCCTTTTGCAAAAAAAGATGAAATAGTATTAGATGGAGTAGAAGTTTTAGGTTAAATGCGTATATTTAGAATATAATTCTTCTAGAATTGGTATATAATGGAAAAATTGTTTGTAATTTCAATTTTAATTTCTATTGTGTATGCAATAGTTACGGTAGTAGAAAGTAAATTTATTCAAAAGAAAATAAAACCAACGAAGGAAATAATCAGAGAAGGATTTTTTGTATTTATATCATCATTAGTGAGCTTATTTCTATTTTTTAAGATGAGTGGAACATTAACAGAGTTTTTCAATATTATAACAGATACAAAAACAGAGGTAGTCAAGACAACGGAAGTATTTACCGGTGAACCAGGATTTTAATATATTTATATTTATTATATAAAATATAAATATGTCAGTAACACGAAAACGACCAATAAAAACGAATAAAAGAATAACATTAAAGAAAATAAATGTATCAATAATAGAAAAGGCAGAGAATTTTGGGTTGGAAAAAATAAATGAAAAAAAGATAATAGAGAAAAAATCACCTATTCAAGAAAAGATGAAGAAGGGAGATGCTAGCACAAAAGAAAAGTTATTATTGTTTAAAGAAAAAGGTATAACAATATTAGAAGAATTAAATGAAGATGAATTGACCAGTATGTTGAAAATGGCCAATGATTATTACTATAATAAAGAGCCATTATTGGGTGATAATGTTTTTGATATATTAAAGGAGTATGTAGAAAAGAAATATCCTCAAAATATACTAATTAAGGAAGTAGGTTCAGAAATAAAGAAAAATAAAGTGACATTGCCTTATTATATGGGTTCAATGGATAAAATTAAGCCAGATACAAAGGCATTAGAGAATTGGTGTAAAAAGTATAAAGGAGGGTATGTATTATCATGTAAATTAGATGGTATAAGTGGATTATATAGCACAGAAGGGGAAGAAGCAAAATTATATACTCGTGGAAACGGGAAAGTAGGACAAGATATATCTTATTTAATTCCATATTTGAATTTACCTAAGGAGAAAGGGTTAGTAGTTCGTGGTGAATTAATTATATTGAGAAAAAGGTTTGAAGATAATTATAAAGGTCAGTTTGCAAACGCAAGAAATATGGTTTCTGGATTGGTAAATAGTAAAACAGTAGATGATAAAATAAAAGATGTAGATTTTGTGAGTTATGAAGTAATCAAACCAGAAATGAAGATATCAGAACAAATGAAGAAAATGGAAGAAAGTGGCTTTAAAACAGTAAGAAATGAGAAAGTAGAAAAATTATCAAATGAGTATTTATCAAATAAATTGATAGATTGGAGAACAAATTATGCATATGAAATAGATGGAGTAATAGTAGCGGATGATAATATATATAAAAGAAAGGAGAAGAATCCAGAACATGCATTTGCTTTTAAGATGGTTATAAGTGATCAAATAGCAGAAGCAAAAGTAATAGATGTAATATGGACACCAAGTAAAAGTGGATTTTTGAAGCCAAAAGTAAGAATAGAACAAATAAGTTTGGGTGGTGTAAAAATAGAGTATGCTACAGGATTTAATGGCTCATTTATAGAAAATAATAAAATAGGTATAGGTGCAAAGATTCAATTAATTAGAAGTGGTGATGTAATACCTCATATAAGAGAAGTGATAGAACAAGCAGATGAGGCAAAAATGCCTAATGTAAATTATCATTGGAATGAAAGTCATGTAGATATAATATTAGATAATATGGAAGAAGATAATACAGTAAAAGAGAAGAATATAACTGCGTTTTTTACAACATTAGGAGTAGAAGGTTTATCAAGTGGAAATGTAAAAAGAATTATGAACGCAGGATATGATAGTATAGCAAAAGTAATTTTAATGAAAAAGACTGATTTTAATGGAATAGAAGGTTTTAAAACGAAAATGATAGAAAAGATATATGGAGGTATTCAAGAAAAAGTAAAAAATGCAAATATAGTGGATATAATGGTGGCTTCAAATATGTTTGGTCGTGGATTGGGTAGAAAAAAGATAGAACCAATTATGGAGAAATATCCAAATATTTTAACAAGTAATGAAAAGTACGAAGAAAAGGTGGAAATGTTGAAAACAGTTACAAATATAGGTAAAGAAAATGCGAAAAGTTTTGCAAGTAATATAAATATATTTATGAATTTTTTGAAAGAAGCAGAATTAGAATATAAAATGAATGAAAAAGTAGAGAAAAAAGAGGAAATAAAAGAAAGTGGTCATATTTTGAGTAATAAGAATGTAGTAATGACAAAGGTGCGTGATAAAGAAATAATAGAAAAATTGAATGAAGTAGGTGGAAAGTTGGTAGATTCTATAAATAAGAATACATTTGTATTAATAGTAAAAAATAAAGAAGATGAATCAAATAAGACAAAAAAGGCAAAGGAATTAAATATTGCGATAATGGAGGTAGATGAATTTAAAAAGAAATATATGTAAATTGATATAGTATATGAATATGTTATCAATTAGTTATAATAAGAAGGAATAGCATCAATATTGATAGTAGGAGTATTATTAGTTTTACATAAAAATTGAGAAAAGAAAGGATATGAGAGTTGTTTTTGGGGTAAATGGTTATGTACAGTTCTAGCAATCATTTTATATAATTTGAAATCAGGATATCTTTCTTCACCATTTTTTTTATATAAAACATTTTTTCCATAATCATCTGTGCACCATCTAGCAATAGTTTGTTGAAAATCATTTAATGTAGTATCATTAATAGAATCAATAATAAAGTCAAAAATGCTACACCCAAGGCGGCAAAGGTCAAAACTCATATTCGGTTCAATAATGGGTTTAGAGGGGTTATAATATGGTTCAAAATTATATTGTGTAGCTGCATCATCACCAGGTGCAAAACTATCACTACAAAATAGATTATTTTGAAATTTATAAATACCTCGTCCAAAATCAATAAGTTTAAAAATTTTACCGTAAGTAGGAACTTTATAAATATTAGAATTATATTGATAATAAATGAATTCTAAATCAGTATTTATATACATAATATTGTTAGTATGAAGGTCATTATGAGTAAAAGAAAATGTTTTTTGGAAAACAATGAGAGTCATAATAATTTGCATAAGATAAGCGGCACTATTAGTTTCATCAACAAGGTTATTTTCAAGTAATTCGTCAAATGTTCCTTGACATTTTTCAAGACAAATGGATTGTATAGGGAAATTATAGATGTAAGCGTTAATATTTTCATCTTCTTCTTCATCTTCTTCTTCATCTTCTTCTTCATCATCATCTTCTTCATCATCTTCTTCTTCACTGTCATCTTCGTCGTCTTCATCACTATCATTTGGAATAGCTAACATACAATGTTTTGTTTTACATTTATCACAATCAGGGTCATCATTTGCTGTAATAAATCCACAATTTTTACATTTATATGTTTGACAATATACTTCAACATCTTCATCATCACTATTAACAATATCACTATTATCACTGCTACTATCAGAATCAGATTCATCAGAACTATCAGAATTGTTAGATACAATATTATTGTTTATATAGATAGTTTCGGTGGTATTTTCATGACTAATTTCTTCAATAGGGACATCGGGTAAAGAATAAACAGATAGATTATGTTTAGGAGAAGTAGAAATTTTTATTTTTTGTTTATTGCATCTTGAACCGTTGGAAAAAATTTGATAAGGTAAGTTCTCAACATCATATAATTTATTAATATTGTCTGAAAAGAAAGAATGAGAATATAAGAATTCAAGGTCATCGGAAATATTAGTTTTAAATTTTTTTTGGATACCAATGAAAGAACCATAATAATCAATTCCGTGTAAAAAGTTGTGTTGATGTAATAGTTTGGAACATAGTAAGCTAAAGAAATTATCAATATAGGAGATATTATTTCTATCAAGCATTTTAGGATTAACAGAAAGGTTATGTTTTTCATCAATGGAAGGTAAAAAATGAATAGAATCATCATTTTTGTATTTACCTACAAGGTATTTTGTAGGATTAATGAGTGGAGAACATTTAATAAAAACAGGTTTTTTAATGACATTTTTAGTAGATTCTTCAATAATAGAATCAAGAGTAGAAAAATGGTATTTATGATTAAATGATAAAGAATTATTATTATTTTCATCAATATGTGAAAAGAGTTGTAAGATGGGGTAATAAAATTGTATTTTATCAATAGAAAAGAGATTATAATTAGGATTGGAATTATACTTTTTTTCTAAAGATATGAAATCAGGTTGAATATTGGATACACATGATATATCAAATTTAGGATCAATATTTGTCATGCTATAAATTCTGTGAAATATATTTCATTATTACAAATTATATTAATGAAATAAACTAAATAAGTTATAGTTGATGTAATTAAATGTAAAGTTATAATATTAGATGTCAGCCTTAGAGTTAAGAAAATTCAATATGAGAGAAATTACCTTTAAAAAAGAAGAAAATAAGGGTCCTGTAATTGTGATGATAGGTCGTCGTGACACAGGTAAATCGTTTTTAGTTCGTGATTTATTATTTTATCATCAAGATATTCCAATAGGAACAGTAATATCAGGAACAGAAGCGGGAAATGGGTTTTATTCAGCTCATGTTCCTAAATTATTTATTCATGAGGAATATAATACAGTTTTGATAGAAAATATATTGAGACGTCAGAAGGTAGTGTTAAAACAAATGAATAAAGATATAGAACAATACGGAAGAACAACAATAGATCCGAGAACATTTGTGATTTTAGATGATTGTTTATATGATCAAGGATGGACTCGTGATAAAATGATGAGATTGCTATTTATGAATGGTCGTCATTGGAAAGTAATGTTGATTATAACAATGCAGTATCCTTTAGGTATTCCTCCAAATTTAAGAACAAATATAGATTATGTATTTATTTTGAGAGAACCTTATTTAACAAATCGTAAAAGAATCTGGGAGAATTATGCAAGTATGTTTCCAACATTAGAATCATTTTGTACAGTAATGGACCAAACAACAGAGAATTATGAATGTTTAGTAATAAACAATAATGCAAAATCAAATAAATTAAATGAACAAATATTTTGGTATAAAGCAGAGAAGCATCCAGATTTTAGATTAGGTTCTAAAGAGTATTGGGAATTATCTAAAAATATGGGATCAGATGATGAAAATGAAGCATATGATCCAAGTAAAAGTAAAAAGAAGAATGCACAACAAATAAATGTAAAGAAAACAAAATATTAATTAAGCATTATAATCAGAGATAGAGTCATCGTCATCACTATCAAAGATAATGGTTTGGTTGTCATTTTCATGAATATTAATTAAAGGAGGAATAGAGTTATTATCGTCTGTAGAACTGGATTCGTTATCATAGAAAGCATCAAAATAGTTATCACTAGCATCAATAATTTCATTATGTTCTGGTGAAGGCGTTCTATAAATATAGTCAGACGGGGCAACAGTATTATTAGATAGGTCAAAACGAAATATAAAAGGACTAATATCTTGGTTCAAAGAAACATCTATAATGGGCGTTTGAATAAATGAAGTGCTATTGTTTTGACGATTATTTAAAACATTTCTAAAAATATTAAAAAAGTCTTCTCTTTCGTTTTCATTGTGATTATTATCATTGTTAGCATTAATAGAAACATAATGCGGAAATTGTATTTTTTCAATATGTGCATTATGTAATCCAACTCTAGAATATTCATTAAACTTAATATGTTTATCATCATATTCGAGAGCTCTCTTTTTCTTTCTTCTGTAAATATAAGTTCTACCAAAAGTAGGATTAAAAATTTGAAACTGTTTAAGACGATGAAAGAGTTCATCTTTATGCATATTTTTATCATTTGGGGTGCTAGAATTTTTATAAGATAAATAAAGTTTCAAATAATTATTCATAACAGAACATAAAGTATCATCAGGGAAATCATCTTGAGGAATTTCAATTTTATTTTTTTTATGAAATTTATTATAGAGTTTAAACATATTAATAATCTCTTCTCGTTTTTTTTTTGGAGTTAATGATTTAATTTTATTTTGTAAATTTTGTTTTTTAATTTGGTATTCATAATGTCTTTCAAAATAGGCCAAGTCAAAATTACTGAGAAAAAATAAATGAAACAGATTTGGTAAATTATAATAATGAAATTTAAAATAAAAATAAATGTTATATAAATTAGATTGACTGAAGGGAATATTATTATAAGGATTTTTTATAGAAGTAACATCAGCAAAACCATAGTCTAGATTTGATAAATTAGTATTAATAATTTCTTTTAAATCAAATAGAGTAAATAAATATTTTCGGTTATTTTGTATAATGGTGCAAACATTTTTATTAAAAACATTCAAATACATATCATATTCATTGGCAGGTTTTAGTTTTTTAAACTTTACAATATTAACAAATTTAGATAATGATAAATAATGTTTTTGACACAACTTAAATGTTTCAATGAAAGCGTTTCTATCTTTTTCTGTCATAAACATATTATTACGGTTTTCTTGATAATATTTATATTTTTGTTGAAGCGCACCTATAAAATCATCTTTATATTTAACAAGATTAGATAAAAGTAAAGTCAAATAATAATTATTAGATTGAAATTTAAATAGTTTAAATTTATTAAAATCATCGTATTGATAATTGATTAAATAATTATATATTTCAGGTTCAGTATTTAAATATTTTGCTAATAATGTGTAGAATACAATCATAAAAATATAAATAATATATATTTATATCTTTTTACTTATACATTACTATCAGGGTTATCATCCTTTTCGGTAACTGTAATTTCAATATTTTCAGCGGCTTTTTGCTTTTCAAGTGTTTCTTTTACAAACAATTCGTTACGAATCTGTGTAGATTCAATGGTGGTAGCTTCTCTAGAATCAAAATCAACATTTTCCTTAACGCCAGTTAGGTTACCCTCCTCATCAATAGTTTGTGTAAGAACATTACCAGTCTTTTTTGCCTTTTCAATATTTTCCATAATGGCTTGTTTTTTGCTTTCTCTAACTCTTTCTTCAAATTCTTTCTTTGCTTTCTCTTCGTTTTTAAGCTTCTCGTGATGTAATGCATTGAGTTCTTCTTCAAGATGCTCAACACGACCAGTCTTATACGCATCTGGGTCCCAAGGAAGCCATACACCAACGGGTGCTACGAAAATATCATGAGAAGCATCATTTTCTCTCAATTTCTTGCATTTTAGTTCAGCCTCATCTTGAGTAGGAAAGACTCCTCGCAATTTAAGACCTCTTACAGAAGTTTGAAAAGAATGGTCTCTACTAAATTGTTCGTTTAGTTTATCTTCTTGTTTATCCATAAAGTTCTTATAATCATCTTCAATACCACTCTTCTTCAGTTTGGTAGATTCTTCTTTAACGAATTCATTAAAATCTTCAATAAGCTTTTCAACATCAATACTGTGTTTATAAGCAATAAAATGAATGAATTCAAAATATCTTTCCATTGATTTAGAGAATTCCCATTGTTTAATAAATTGGTTAAATAAATATACCTCTCTTTTCATTAAAATCTTTTCAGGGGAAACAAAAGACATACAAGCAAATTTTTGTCCAGCAATTGGAGGGTCTTCATCACACAGGTCTACATATTTAGGATTTTTTTCTCCATCGGGAAGAGTTTTTTTTTCAAAATCTGACATATTATTTTATTAGGTAGTATTGTTTATATGTTTTTTAGTAAATATTTTTTTTTGTTTTATTAATATATAATGAAAGCCAATTTTGATTTTCAAGAACTTTTGAAGCGTGCTATTAAATACTTGGTAGAGGGTTTAGCTGTAGGTATCTGCGCCATGTTGATCCCTAAGAAACAATTATCTGTTGAAGAAATCGTAATTATTGCTTTAACCGCCGCTGCTACATTTAGCATTCTTGATGTATTTATTCCTGCTATGGGAACTTCCACAAGACAAGGTGCTGGATTCACATTAGGCACATCACTTTTGGGTGGTCTAAAACTTGCAGCATAATCATATAATTTATATAACTAATTTATATATAACTAATTTATATATGAATAATAATTTACAACAGTTTTTAGGGGCTTTACATTGGTTGGTATTATTTGCCTTTATTTTTTATGGGTTACTTCTAAACAAAAATAGATTTGATAAAGTATATCTTATTATTACCGTTTTATGGTTAATTAGTATTAATCTATTAAAAGGTGAGTGTTGGTGGAGTTATCTTATAAAAGTATACAAAAATAGTAATTACGAAGCGGGGTCTAATATAATGAATTTAGACGATATGAATTTAAATAATAAATTGTTAAAAAAAATACTGAATAAACACAGCTCAAATTTGTTTTTAACATTTTTTGTTATATATTCATACTCTTTGTATATAGTATCAAGACGAATTGGTTTCAATCGTTTATTTCCATTAATATTGTCTATATTGTTATTAGCAAATATGTTATTTTATAGAACAACGATTGATAATGAATATCTGCATACAACATTGCGGTATGGTTTTGTTATAATATTTTCTTGGTTTGGAATCAATATCATTAAAAAATAGATAAAAATTAAATATGAATTAAATATTCTACACAAATAAATTTTATATCTTGATTTAAGCAATTAAAATCTTGTATTTTATCCATAATAGAAAATAGCAGTTCAAACTTTTTCATTATTTTTTGTTTAAATTTATTCATCATATTTGATATTCTTGGTTGATTTTTGAGTTCCCATAAACAAAGATTATAATGCATACGCATGCTTGGAATATCATAAAACCTATATACAGCTACTTTATCTTGTATTAGTTTCCATTGCAATTGTTTGATTAATTTATATTTTTTTACTTTTTCATTTACTAAATTGATTACTACAGGATTATTTAATAATAACTTCATATGATATTATTAAAATAATTTTTATATTTTTTCGCAAGTTATTTGTTTTTGTTCTAGAAAATAAGGAACTAATTCGTCATTTTTATAGTCGTTAATGTATTTTATTTTTTTGATTCCAGAAGCAATTAATAGACGAGTACATATTAAACAGGGATAGTGAGTAATATAAGCGGTGCAGTCTTGACTGGTTACTCCTCTTTTTGCACAATCACAAATAGCGTTTTGTTCTGCGTGAATAGTAGCTTGTTCATGATTATCTCGCACTATACTTTTATGTTCGCAACCTGGTAAAAATCCATTATATCCTTGACTGATTATACGATTATCTTTTACTAATAAACAGCCTACTTTTAACCTTTCACATGCTGATCTTTTAGAAGTGACTTGCACTATTTCTTTAAAATAGCTATCCCAATCAGGTCGTTCCATAAAAATTTAGAAGATTATTTATAATATCTTTTTATTTATATATGTCGTCTAAAAGTAATTCTCAAACAAAATCTAAAACAAAATCTAAAAGTTTATCTATAAGAAAATCCTTAAAACAAAGTGAAAATTCAAAAAGCAGGAAATCAAGTAAAGGTTCAAAAGATTCAAAAAACTCTAAAAATTCCAAAACATTAAAAAAATCTAAAAACTCCAAAAACTCCAAAAACTCTAAAGATACAACAAAATCTGTATCTCTAGATTGTAGTATTTGTTTAGAGCCTATTGATAAACTAAAAAATGATTTTATATTAACACATTGTGGTCATTATTTTCATAAAAAATGTTTAGAAAGTGCGTGTGAAGTAAAGGAAACATGTCCTTATTGCAGAGCAGACATAAAAAAAGAGTGTGATGAATTAACTCCTTTAACAGAAGACCAAATTATTGAAGTATTTAACAGGTCAGCAAGTTGGTCAGGAGAAAAACAAGCTATGTTTGAAAGATGGTCATTATTACTAGTTAAACAACCTGATTTCAATCCTAATTTGGAAACATTATCAGGTTCTTTACTTCATACAGCATATAAAACTAAAAACATGACGGTATTTGAAGCACTCTTAAAACATCCAGATATTGATGTTGAAAAAGAAGATTATAGGGGAAGAACAGTTATGCATTTAGTGATTGCAGATAACAATGAAGATGTATATAAATTGTTTAAAAAACATAAAAAACTTCATAAAAAATACAAAGGTTTATTGTAACTAGACCGTCGGAAAATACTGCCAGTCTAAATCTTCACATACTTTTTTCCAAATCATGTCTTGTTCTAGTTGTTTTTCTCTATCTTTCATCATTGGAATGTAAGGTAAATATTGAGTTTGGTCAAGTAAAACACATAATTGGTAAAGAGTATAAGTATAATTAAAAAAATTTGTTCTATTTGGAGGACAATGAACAGCCCATGGTTTTTGAATTTCAATAAATAAGACACAAAGCGTTTCGTGAAGTTCTTCATTCATGATGGGAGGTTTAATACCAAACAATGAATTAATATATTGAATGTGTTCAAAATATTTATTAAGCCCTAATTTTCTCAAGATTTCTCTCATTTTATCGTAGTTGATTTCTTTCATATCGGTGATTCTTTCTTTCTTGATTCTAGCTTTAATCGCATCAATAACATCGTCAGGAATTTGTGTTGATTCTTTCGCTTGGAATTGAGATAATATTTCTTTAAAGTGATTAAGACGAATATATGCTGTATAAGATACTTCATTAGGAGGATCTTTATTATTTGGTTTGGAGCTATCTACAATATAAGTAATAAATTGACCGCAACTTTCGTTATTGCAAATCAAAATACCTTCTTCATCTTGTGGAATAAGTTCTCCTTTATTACATACTTCGCAAACATCAGATACAATTAAATAATCTTGTATGGTGCCGACCTCTTTGTTAATATTATACCAATATTTTTTGTAAGATAATTTGGATTGATTATATTTTTCATTAGAAAGGTCGCCTGAATCATCATTTTTTGCTTTGATTTTAAAAAAAGAGTTTAACACATTGGTATTTTGATTAATTACATTGGAAGAATTAGAAATTTCTTTTTTCTTTTCATAAAAATCAAATATGTACTTGGAGTTATCAAGAAAGTAATTTTTCTTTTCCAGTTTTAATTTTTTAATTTGTTTAGTAAGACTTTTTATTTGGTCTTGAATATCTAATCTTTCATCTATTTGATTTCTTTTTAAATTATGCAATTTAGTTTTTAATTCTTCTTTGTTTTGTTGTAGTTTAGGTATTTGTGAAGTTTCGTATTCATGAAATAAATCTAACATTTCATTATGTTTTTCATCAAGATTATTGATGACAGACATATTTTATAAAAATAGTAATTATGTTTTATGTTCTTTTTGCAAAATACGATTTTTTTCTACTTTTTTTATGTTTATTATTTATAAGTTAAAAAATGAGTCTAAATTCAGAAGAATCATACACAGATTATAAAGAAGGTGATTTTTTTATAGATACAGTGGAAGAAGGTAGAAATAGTGGAGTTATAGAAAAAATTAATGATGAAACAATAATTATTTCTACTTTTAGAATTCCTGATGACAAACTAGCTAATAATGAGATTAATCTTATTCAGTTTCCAAAAATATTTATATTTAAAAATATGATTGAAAAAAAAGAACAAATGGTTGGAAAAAAAAAAGAACAAATGGTTGGAGGTGAAGGTGATGGTGATGTTGAACTTAAAAAAGGTGATATAGTAAAAATCGTGGAGGAGGCAAAACACAGTTCGCCTTTTGAACAAAATAAACCATATTTTATATTAAATATAAAAGAAGAAGAAGAAGAAAAAGAAAAAGAAAAAGAAGGCGTTGTTGTTAATGTTGCAGAATGTGGGTATATAAATGAAGTTAATGGAGGAATAATGAATGTTATTGTTTCTGTGAAACAGCTCATACCTTATTTTTCAGATGATCAAGACTATGAAACTTCAAATTTTTACAAAATCACATTAGCAAATTGTTTATTCGATACATATAAAGGCGTCAATGAAAGGGGACAAAATGTAAATGTTGATGGATTACTTGGTCTTGATGGTGCGATCAAATCTCCTGCAAAACAAAGATTAATACAAAATAGAATAGACTTGGTTAAATATGTAAAAGAAGTTTTTGACGAACTTCGAATTAAAGAAGAAGAATTTAAAGATTTTCAAGAAATTATAAATTTCTATAAGGGAGAGAACCCGAAATATACAAAAGACTATTTAAAACAAAATTATGGAGAAATAATAAGCAAATTGCTTGGCTTAGTAGGAATGAAATACGAAGAGGTAAATATTAAAAAAAATACGAAAGGTCTTTTAAAAGAAAAAATCAAGTCAAAGAAAGATGAAGCTAGAGAAGAAAATTTTTCTGTTAAATTAACAGGAGTAGATCTTATAATTTATAATATTTTACAAATACACAATAATAAATCTAAATTACTAAATGATATATCATATCAGAATAATAATCTAGTTATAGGAGATACACTAGGTCATTTGTTTAATATGGATTTTACTGTGAATAATAATGAAATAAATGAAGTGACTTTAAGTTATAATATGTTAGGTTTTTTAATGTTATTAACAGAATTAGACCATGATTTTGCGGAAGTCAAACAAATAACTAGCGCAAATATTGAGACAATTAATAGAAATTTTATTAATATTTCACACAAATTAAAGGAGCAAATTATAAATAAAGAACTAATTTCAGCTTTGAACCCAGAACAGAAAGAATTTATAAACACTACTTCAAATACATTATGGGATAATATTTATGGAGTAATAAATAAGTTTAAAAAACCTAAGAAAAATAAGTTAAGTGAAGAAGAAATGGGAAAAATAGTTGCGGCATTATTATCAAATGACGATATGCCTCGTTTAGTTACAGCAGATAGTAAGGTAAATGTGCAAATGTATGCACCCACTCCTTTAAAAGGAACAATTCCTACTTTTTGGAATATACAAAATTTAGAAACCGTTACAACACCTCCTGGTGTTGATAATAATGTTACCTTAAATGTATTATCATATTCAGAAAATATTATTAATTTAACAAGTGATGCAGATAACAAAGCAGCATACGCAATACCAAGAACTACAAATATGAGACCAATATCATCAACAAATTATCCATTATTAAAATTAGATGCAGGGTTTAGCCCTGATTTAAAAATTAATACTGAACTTTTTAAATACATTGATTCTTTTGACTCTGATTATACAGCTATAATACCTACTATTAGAGTATTGAACCCTTTAAATGGAACTCAATTAATTTTACTTGAATATAATTCACAAAAACAAAAATGGGATTTATTGATTACTGTAGATGGAACAGAAATTATTAACAAATCAGTTGATAATTTAAACAAAACAGCTATGTCTGAGTTAATGTTAGAACAACTAGAATTACAAGCAGGTAGTGTTTATTTTATTGAAGAAGAAGGAGAAGAAGGAGAAGAAGGAGAAGAAGGAGAAAAAAAAGGAAAACGAATAGGCTATAGTATGGAATTATTTGCGGTTTCAATATTAAAATCCTTAGGTGATTTGATTTGTTATATTACAGTAAATATGCAAGTTTTCTTACACCGACATACTAATAATATTGTAGATGAAATGTTTTTATGTAATTCAGCAGATTACAGTATGTTTTATCCAATGGTTGGTAATTTAAAATTTATAGAAAATAATAATACCAAATTAAATAATGCGATTCAAAATTCTAGAATGTATTTATCATGCAGTGTCAAATCAATTCAAAACTTTTTTGTTCCATTGACATTAAAAGAAAAAAGTAAGTTATATATTGTAAGAGTATTACTTGAAGAACAGAAATCATCGGAAGTTGAAATTATGAAAGATATTTTTTTATTTGCTGAAAATTTTAAAACAGGTTTAAATCATAACACTTTGATTAAATTATTAGAACAAGCAGAAGTAAAGTTTGATAAGATCGAACAACCACCAAGTAGCTTTTCCAGAGCAAGTAGTGAAAATAATACAGATATATTTAATGAAAATAATTATAATAATTTTAAAACATGGTTCAAGAAGAATAAGGATGAGAATAAGCATAAAGCATTAATTCTTTTACTTGAATATTATTTTTCGTTTCTTTATTTATCATTTTGTTTGCATCAAAACCACGAAGCAAAGGAAATTTACAAATTAATAATTGATACTGATAATGGAATTCTAAAAAATTTATTGGGATTAAATAAAACAATATTTGAAAATATATTTATACCTAGTTTTGATAATTTAACACGTAATTTAAAAAGTGCAAAGTTAATTGATAATAATACACAAGAACTTGATGCTGTTGCGGATAAACAATATTTTGAAATGGTAAGAATGGATGAAGTATTAGCTACATTTTTTGATCCAGATAGTAAAAATATAAGTCTGTCAGATTCAGCTCTTACAATTGAACAATGGAAAGTGTGTTATATTTATGCAGACTATATGATACAATTTAATAATGTAAAATTTAATAGTGATGGTTCAGGTGATGGTGATGGTGCTGTTGCTAATAATGATGGTGATGGTGCTGGTGAAAAAAGTGGTGATGGTGATGGTGCTGTTGCTAATAGTGATGGTGATGGTGCTGGTGAAAAAAGTGGTGATGAAGAAGATGTATTTGGAAAAGTAGAAGAAGGTGATGGTAATAAAGGAGGAAAAAGAAGAAACAAGAGTAAGAAAAATGGTAAAAAAAGTAAAAAAAGACAAACAAGAAAAGCGAATAAATAGAAATAAATTATAAATTCATTATATTAGATACAATGAATTTTTTGAGATTACCGATGGAATTGGTGGATAAAATATTGGAGTATGAGAACATATACGAGGAGTATCATAAAAAAGTAATTAGAAACATATTGTTTGCAAAGTATCGTTATAATATGTGGATATGGAGTAATTTTTACAAAGATAGTTTTTACAAGTATGTATTAGAAATAGATGTGAAGAAAATATATATTAATAATATAAAATGGAAACAAATAAATCAGGAAAAAGCGGAAAAAGTGGAAAAGTAAGTAATAATAAGCCAAATTCATCAAATAAAAACAAAACAAGTTCTAAGAAGAAGAAACCGATGAATCAGACACTAAAAACGAAAATATTTAAGGAATCGTTGGCGAAATTATCAAGTGGGGAAATATTAACAAAGGCGTTAGATTTAGATGAAATTATAGAAATGGAGGAAAAGAGTGCATCAAAAATCAAACCGAAGTTAATGAAGGATTTATCAAGTATAGAGAAAGCAATTAAGCGAAATAAGAATGGAGGGTATATTGTAGTAGGGGACGCTCATCATGGGGATTTAATATTTGATTTAATAATTAAGTTGTATCCAAATTTGAGTGAAGAATTGCAAAAAATATTAAAGAACGCATATTATTTTTGTGAAGGGGAAAATCAAATGGAGGAAATAAAGGAGTTAGGGTATGGAAAGAAACATATAGGTTTAGATAAAAAGTCGGTAAATATATCAAAATACGATGAATTAAAAAGAAATCATCAAGCGAATACAGACTGGCCTGATATCATTATGAAAAATAGACACAGTGGGTTGCATATAATATCAATAGGAAGAAGTCATTTATATTCAATAAAGGCGAAAAAGGATGATTCAAAAGTAAAAACAGTAATATCTTTTCAAGATACTTTAAAGAAAAGAACTGCAAGACCAATAACGGTATTTGCAATGAATAATGATATAGATTTAAATTATGATGATTACAAGGAATATTCAGCAACACATCAATTAGATGAAGTAACCAATAATCCAAAAATCAGATCGTTATTTGTAGTGTAACTCGTAGGTATATTAAAATGTTATTCTTTTAGTATTTTAATGGAAAGGGTAGTGTTAGATTCAATAGAAAATATAAAGAATGATAAGGCGACATTACAGAAGATGATTTTTTTAATAAATGCATTGGAAGATGGGTGGTCAGTGAAGAAAGATAAAGAAAGTTATGTATTTACAAAGAAGCATGAAAATAAAAGAGAAATCTTTCAAGAAAATTATTTAGAAAGATTTTTGATTTCAAATTTTTCTCAAGATGTAATTTTAAAAAATAATTCAACTGTATAATGGGAAGGCAATGCGTAAAATATATAGTAATTATTATATATTTTGAGTTAGCGTAAATGGTGTGATAGAAGGAATGATTTTTTCAAATTATTTAGGAGATTTTAGATAAAAGTAAAAAATGAATAAAATAAAAGAATTAAATTAAATCTTGTGAAATTATTTTCTATAGTAAGTGTATATAGCTCAAAATGGCTGGTGGACTTATGCAACTTGTCGCCTATGGCGCCCAAGACGTTTTCCTTACTGGAACCCCCGAAATTACCTTCTGGAAGGTATCTTACAGACGCCACACAAACTTCGCTATGGAAAGTATTGAACAAACTTTCTCTGGCCAAGCCGATTTCGGCCGTCGTGTAACCTGCACAATCAGCAGAAACGGTGATCTTGCTTACCGCACCTATCTTCAAGTAACTCTTCCTGAGATCAACCAAGACCACAACGCATCTGGAAATGTATATGCTCGTTGGTTGGATTGCCCTGGTGAGCAATTGGTAGCTCAAGTAGAGATTGAGATTGGTGGTCAACGCATTGACCGTCAATATGGTGACTGGATGCACATCTGGAATCAACTTACCCTTTCCAAGGAGCACCAAGATGGTTACAACAAGATGATCGGTAACACCACAGCTCTTACCTACATCTGTGATCCTACCTTCGCTGCTGTTTCTGGACCTTGTGCTTCATCTGGAGGACCTGCTCAAGTATGTGCTCCTCGCAATGCTCTTCCTGAGACCACCCTTTATGTTCCTCTTATGTTCTGGTACTGCCGCAACCCTGGACTTGCCCTTCCTTTGATTGCTCTTCAATACCACGAAGTTAAGATTAACATTGACTTCCGTCCTATTGGTGAGTGCTTGTGGGCTGTTTCCACTCTTGAAACAGGAACCAGCGCTAGCACAGTATCTGTATCCACAGCTTACCAACAATCCCTTGTAGCTGCTTCTCTTTATGTAGATTATATATTCCTTGACACTGATGAGCGCCGCAAGATGGCTCAAAACCCTCATGAATACCTCATTGAGCAAGTTCAATTCACAGGTGACGAATCTGTTGGTTCCTCTTCCAACAAGATCAAGCTTAACTTCAACCACCCTTGTAAGGAGCTTGTATGGGTTGTCCAACCTGATGCTAATGTAGATTACTGTGCTTCTTTGGAACACGACTCCACCCTTTTCAAGGTTCTTGGTGCTCAACCTTTCAACTACACAGATGCTGTTGATGCTCTTCCCAACGCTGTTCATGCTTTCGGTGCTCAAGGTGAGACTTCCGGAACCACAGCCTTCATCAACTCTGGTGTATTCGAGACCCCTGGTTCTGTAGATGTTACAGGAACTGGTAATGGAACCACAGCTGCTGACCGTTCAGGAACAGTATTCGCTTCTGGTCGTACTGATGCTTCCACAGTCCAAGGTTCAGGTGTATCTGATGCTGGAACATTCGTTCTTGCTGAGACCGCTCTTGACATGCACTGCTGGGGTGAGAACCCTGTCGTAACCGCTAAGCTTCAACTTAACGGCCAAGACCGTTTCTCCGAGCGTGAGGGTTCCTACTTTGATGTAGTCCAACCTTACCAACACCACACCCGTAGCCCCGATGCTGGTATCAATGTTTACTCATTCGCTCTTCGCCCTGAGGAACACCAACCCTCTGGAAGCTGCAACTTCTCCAGAATTGACAACGCTGTTCTTCAACTTGTCCTTTCTTCCAACACCGTATCCGGAACCAACACCGCCAAGGTCCGTGTATATGCCGTCAATTACAATGTTCTCCGTGTAATGTCCGGTATGGCTGGAGTGGCTTATAGCAATTAAATTAACTGCATTATGCTGTTAATACATGTTTTATTAATAATTAAAAAAATTTAATATTATAAATTCTATAATATTAACACTAATAAAAGAGTTCAATTATTTGAATAGTTTTGTCAGGAGCGTTGTTTATCCAGTAATCAATTTGTTGAAAGAGAATGTTTAATCTATTTTCCCATTCTTTTACATTTGTTTTAGGAACAGATATAACACCATAACCGTTTAGTTTCCAACAAGATGATACTTTTTTACCATTTTCATTAACATAACTATCGGGATTAAATCGTATAAACGAAATAGGTCTATGACTTAAATCTTGAGAAATTTCCATCAATCTTTTGTTTTCACAAGAACAATCATATGTGTCGTGTTTATTTTCATCTATTTCCACAATAACAATATGGCTTCCAAGTTCAAGCAATAAATCCGGTCGTCTTTTACTACAACCACCTTCAATTTGTTTATCAGCAATCCAACCAAAATCAGGAAATTTATCAATAACTTTTTCAACTACATCTTTTTCTTTTAATTTAAAGTTGCGTGATGCTTCAATCTCAGGGTGAAAGTGAAGGACACAAGGAAGACAATATCCATTATATTTTGTAATACCTCTTGTTTCGCATAAAGGTGCTTTACATAATTGACTACCACCGTGTATTTTACATCTTGAATATCTTTTTCCACAAGGACATTTTTCGCAACATTTCTCACAACCAGCAATAGTTTTTCCACAAGGGCATAGTTCTTTGCTGTTTGGTTTGCATATAGGACATCGTCTTCTTCGTTTATTATGTTCGCATATAGAAGCTCCTTTACATTCAATACAGTTATTTTTGTGTTCTCCGTGAATACATAAATCTATTCCAGAACAACCTTTGCATCTTGATTTTCTTCGTGGCGTATCATTATGTGTTTCATCAAAGCATATTCCGTTTCCTCTACATGGAATACAAACATATCGTCTTCCTCCATGTTCGCATAAAGGTGAAGGTCCTCCCATATTTATATATTAACTATATTTTATTATTTAAGTAATTAATTTAATTTAATACTTATTCCTAAATATTCTCGGTATTCTGTTCTTTTTTACACTTTTCTTTTTTTCGTAAATATGCTTGTCTATTATATTCTTTTTTTTGTTCTGGAGTAGGTTTGTAATTAGTTCTCTTCTTATACTCACGCACTCGTTGTTTTTGTTCTTCTTTATGATTTTCGTAATACACTTTATTACTTGCTGGTGCTGTATATCTTTTAAGATGTTCTTTAGTTGATTGTAATTCCTGTTTTAACAAAGCGTTTTCTTCTTGAAGTTGTTTAATAATTTGGTCTTTATCCATTATAATAAAAAAGATTATAAATATATCTTCCAATCAATTTTTCAATAATTAAAAAAATTTAATATTATAAATTCTATAATATTAAGACTAATAAAAGACTTTACTTTCCGCCGTAATTATGTTTAGATGCTCTTCTTAATGCTCTACTACTTCTAGGATCATATCCTACAGAACAGGATAGGTCTATTATAATTGTATCAGTATATCCCTTCTCTTTCAAAATTTTTAATATTTCACTCAAACTAATATACTTATTTGTATCATATTCTTCTTCACTTTCATCACTTTCATCGCTCTTTTCACTTTTATCGTTTTCATCACTTTCTTCACTTTCATCGCTCTTTTCACTTTTATCGTTTTCATCACTTTCTTCACTTTTATCGCTCTTTTCATCACTTTTCTTAATATTTTCTATTTCGCTTAGTAGTTCATCCAAATTAAAAACATTTTCCTCTTTTTCCTCTTTTTCCTCTTTTTCCTCTTCTTCTTCTATTGCTTTTTCTTCT